GAAATGAGCAAAGCCATACGGTCTTTGCGTTCAGCCATATTAGTCCTCTAGAAGTGATTCTTTTGCGTCTTTTACCTTTTGAATAACTTGGTTCTCAACAAAAGTATAAACACGATCCATAGCATCTCCAGTGGTTTCACCTTGACGCACTTGGTCTACTACTCCAAGATCAACTCTTAAAGATTGAAAATTTCCTAAATTTAATGTGTATCCTAGTGTTGCTGATACCTTAGTGCTGTTATTTTCTTCCATACCCCACCATTTCTTCTATTAAATATTCTCTGCCCACACAGGAATAAACCTGCCATCTTCTGTCTTCGTATATGTAAGTATACCGTCTCCCATACGCCTTGTCAATTCTTGGCTTGTAGGAGTCATATTATTTGTTATTAGTCCATCTTTTCTTGGTTGTCCTATATGTATAGTAGCCAGTATAGCACGTATGTCTCGTACCATGCTTTCTGAATAATAAGATCTTATTCTAAATCCACGTTCACCATTTAATTTTGCCCCAACTGGTGGCGGAATCATTCCAGTCTTAATTAATTTAGGCATGTATTTTCTATGACGATTAATTAACTTAGCAGTCTCTGCTACGGTATATGCACGTTCTCTATTTTTTCTAAAATCTATACGAAGACATGTCTCAAGTCTATCTTTAGTAATATTATAAACAGAAACTAAACCAGTAGATCTTGAACTGTGGTGAAGTCTAACAAGATCACCGTTAAGGAACCATATTTTTTGATTGCCTTTGATTACAGTTGAGTTATTGTACGCTTCGCTCTGAATAATTCCTTTGCCAGTAACCATCTGCCTTCTTCGCTTTCTGTCGGTGGATGATAAAAAGTTCTTGATCCACAGATCATACAATAAGTCTCCATATGTTGCAAACCACTATATTGTCTATCAATAAATAGTCTGCCATTGCATTTTTTGCAATTAAGCATTATTAATTTTTATCCTTAGTTTGGAATTCCAACAATAACTAAATGTACTGCTAGTGATAAATCTCCAGAAGTTCCAAACCTTACAACACCTTCAATTCTTGAAGTTGTTACAGTTTTTAGAATAACATTTACATTTTGTCCTGCAGGTGTTTGTCCAATATTAACTGCAGTTGCTGAAACTATTGGAGAGTATTTAAAATCACTAAAATCGTATGTAAAAGTTTTTTCGTTTCCAGCAGAAACTGTTGAGTTGTTGGCAACTTCAACATAGCCACCAATTATTCTAGTTTCAGATGTTTTAACATTTTGTGCGCCAGCACTTACTGTATCAACTGTTGTGTAGTTATAGGTTGCCGATGAAACCTGTGTAGACAAATCATTCACAGCCTCAACAAGTGAATATAAATATGTAACATCAAGAGGTTGCCCTCTTTCTGGTAGTGGTACCTTAGCCATTAATTTCCTCCTCTTTTCATTATACCAACAATTCTATTCCTGAGTCATATATTTCAAGACTTTCGTTTAGTGTTTTTTGTGATCCTTCAACCTGAATAATGACACGAACATTTGTGGTGCCAGTATTTAAAAATGAATACGTATGTATTGGTGATGTTCCGTGATATATTGGTGTTGTATTATCAAAACCAACAAATATATCATATTTTGGTCTATTTAATTCATCATCCCATACAGCGGTTGTTATTGTTTGAGATATTTGCAATGCACCATTAACTGAAGTAATTGAGTCATCTTCAACTATATTTATTGGGGACCACTGAGATGTTCTGTTTTTATCTTCTGATACAACTCTGTATCTAAAAATATATCCAATATTCTCAGAATCAATTGCTGGAAGCAATGCCTTTTTAATAATTGCCTTTTTTATGCTTGCATCAGCCATTACGATGTTACTCCGCCAGAAACATCCACAGAAAATCTAAATTCAATATAGTTACTAGTATTAGGATTTTTAATAACTGTTGATGCATCTTGAGTTTGGATAATTGAATATCCAGTTAAACCATAAAGTGGATTTAATGTTGCAACATTTTCCAATCTTAATGCATCTAAAGCAACATAATAATTTGGAGATGGAATCCCTATTGGTCCACTTTCTTCTGCAAGAACAGATGCATAAATTTTAACAACTGTAACGGCATTCCACGTAAAGTTAGCAGATGTATATAAATCTTGAAGTTGTTTAGTTACTACAAAATATCTTTCTGTATCAAAATCATATGCTCCACCACTACTATCATTTACAACTTCAGCCTCAAATCTAGCATATTCTGCACTCTCTGTTTCTGTTGATGCAAACTCAACAAGAACTCTAACTCTTTCTGGTATGTCGTTGGATGTTGCATCTTTATTAACTACAGAAAATGCTAATCTTAGTTCATCTGTTGGAGAGTTTCTTGTAAAATCAACACTAGCACCAGTTAGGTGAATGTGGCTTGATCCTGGCTCTATTACAAAATGGTCTTGTGCTGCTCCACTTTCTTCGCTAATTGAAATATCAGCATCGTCACCCTGAATCATTATTATATTATTTAAAAATCTTGGTCTTTCATATCTTTCAACTCTTGGAGATTTAAAAAATATTGGATTATCTGAACTTGTTTGAAATACTGAATCTGTAACAGCAATAATATTATCATATTCTGGTTGATCAAGTGCTGCATTAAATGTATCAATTGCAACGGCTGCAGATGGTGTATGGTGTTGCCAATTTTCTGTTTGTGTAAAAGCAAATACTGTTTTGCTATCAAATGCACCAGCAGAAGGATTTGATCCAGCGGAGTATATTCCTACTTCAGAAATTTCATATCTTTCTTCTGTTGGTAGTTCTGCTGTTAATACAATTTTATCTAGTCCCCCTTCGTTTACAAATCCCCTTGAAGAAATCGGTACACGAAACATTTCAAAATCTAGATTTGTCTTTGTTGAATAATCTCCAATATCATTTCCAGTTGTGAGTGGTGTTGCCCCACAACCTATTGCAATGTAAGATGCATATGCTGGTGCCTGACCAAGCAGGTATTTAGCAATAATTGTCTTACCAGTATTAGTTATCATGACGTATAGTCTCCAAGATTCGCTTCATATATTGTACCATTTACTGTTATTTGAGTCTCTATTTGCTCATCATTGCTTAAATTAACAAACTCAATAATAAGATCTCCAGTAGATTCGTCAAAATAGACGTTTTCACCATTAAGACCATTTCCAACTTCAGGTATTTTATCTTCTAGTTTAATTGAAAATCCAGCAAAAAATCTATTTGCGGTTTGTTGTAGACCTAAGATATTATTTGGATTATATTGTTGCTGAATTGATGATAAATTTTTAATTGGTTGATATGATATTTTTTGTCCGTTAACAATGTCAGATCTTACAATGCTAATTAATTCTTGGCCACCAATATTTTCAAAAATAAGGTCTGACATTATGTCTATTGGAACTGCTGCTTCATCAAATAGAATAGTGTCTATTGGTGCTGTTTTAACTGGTGGAGTAGGCTCTGAAATAATTGTTGACATTATTGTTGGTGCTGGGGGTGTCGCTGTAATGTTTACAGATGCGGGGGCATTTCCTTTTATAACTCCAGAGTCTAACGATCTTCCAAAATGTTCTGCTTCTTTTTTATTTAAAATTGCAAGCATTGCCATGCTATCTATATGGCCATGATTAGATCCGCCAGGATTAGATATAGTTACTTGCTTATATTCGTTTGCAGTTAGTTGTCTAAATTTTTCAACATCATTAAAGTATCCTTGAGCATTTACCCCACCTCTACGTTCTACTTCTGCTGCACCAACGATTGCTATTGCTTCTGCTGTTTTTTTAGGATCTATTGCATCACTAACAACGTCGCCAGTTTTTTTTGCCATTGACCTTGCCCAGTTTTGACTGTCTGTAAAAGCACCCTCAAATCCTGCCATATTACACCTCCGCCAAATAAAGTGTCATGTCTGGACCATTTATTTTTCTTGTATAGTCAATATTATATACCACAAACCTAGAAGTATCCGAAGTTACCAAATCTATTCCATCAGAATTTTTATAATTAATATTTACAACATCTCCCAATTGAATGATTGGATTTGCAAATATCTTTATTCCAATAGATTTTTTAGGTTCCATTAATTTATCTGTTAGCCAACCCATTAAACTTTCTGCATCATCTTGTGTTTGTATGTATGGTGTTTGTAAAGTAAATTCATTATTACCATATATCATTCTGCTTAGTTTTATTTTATCAAACTTTTCTTTTAAAACTAAACTAGATGTAATCAATGATGAGCCAGTAAGTTCTGGACTAGATAGATTTCCTTTTTTCTTAAAATAATTATCAACTGTCAATTCATGCGTGGTATCTTGTGTAAAAGTTATTCCTTGAATTCTTAAATAGTTTCCAGTTGTTTCGTCAAGGTTTAATGCTGTATCTGTAGAATTAAATATTAAAAATTCTGCACCATAAGAGTCTGCATAAAAACCAGATGTCGTATATCCTTTTATTCTATTAAATGTTGGTGATAGTTGAGCATAAAGAGCGGGGTATGCACGATCATACTTTATATCAAAATATGCACACTCTCTCATAATTGATCCAAATTCTTCAAAATACATATTATATTTAGGTGGTTGTTGAGAACTAATACCAGATAAATATGTTGATTTAATTATTCCGCTCATTCCATATTTTCTAAATGATTCATCTGCATCTACTACTTTATCTCCAAATGCAGAAGAAATTGTTTCTCCTACTGTAAACACAGTATTTTGAGAATAATTTTCTGAAAGAGCATATACGTTTTCAAACATACATCTAGATGATCCACGTACAAAAGTAGCCATATTATTATATGTTGGAAGTGGGTCTGCATCATCAATAACCTTTATTAGTTTATTATTAATGTATAAATAAAACCTTCTTACTTTTCCAATATCTTCATACTCCACTGCTAAATCATATACAGTTGGATTTTCTTCGCCAGTTGTTCTGTATTGACCAGTAAATCTTCCGTCATCAACAATTATTTTTGATAACCCTCCCCAAAGTTTTACTGGAATTGCATTATTGTTAGAAGAATCTTTTTTAATTTTATAAAATACAACATTGTTAATAGATATATCCGATTGACCTTGATTGTCTAATTTTAAATAAGAGTTTATATTTTCTTCTGTTAATGCAACAATTTCAAAATAATATCCATTATTTGTTTCTGGATTAAGAAGAACCGCTATTCCTCCAGATCCTCCACCAATACTTACATTTTGATCTGGCTGGACACCAGGAACTTGATAATAAGTTACGCTTCCAGTTGGTGTTTGGCTACGATTTTCATTGTTTTCTATTTTTCCAACAATTCTTACTCTTGTTCCAAAATGTTTATACGCACTACCAAGTTCCTTATAAACATAAGAAACAAGATTTATTGGTGTTTCTGTTGTTGTAAAAGAGGGACCATTTATAACCAAAGCAGAAGACTGAATTGTTCCAGACTGTGTTGATAAATTATTGTTTACTGCAGTTTCTGTTATGTGACTTGACGACATAAAGTTTTTTATTGTTCCGCCTCGTGATGCTTGTCTAGCCTTTGTATTATTTATTCCAGCAGCGCCCACAGATGTTGATGGTAATGAAATATCTTCTAGTAGTGTTGTTGTAAATAAATATTGAGATTGCATTTCACAACCTCTTACATAGTCGTTATTTGACCAGTAAGAGTTAATACCAGAGGTATGCTCTGCAATCTCTGTTCCAAATTGTGCACGACCATGTTCTGATACCGCTCCATTTTGCAGGCGAGTTATTCCATCAATAGTTTCATAATAAGGAACTGTATATATTCTAATTAATCCTGTTGGATATATTTTTCCATTAAATGGAATAGATTTAAAATAATTTTGATAATCCTGATTGCTTGTAATCCAAACATTTCCAATGCCAGTAACATTAAATTCTGCTGCATCATATTTAATTATTTCACCATTAGAATAAAAATATCCTTGGTATCGTGTAAGCCAATAAACGTTTTCTCCTAAGTCCATAATATTGTTTATAACTAAATGATTTACAACTGTTGGAGCAACTGCTGGCAGATCTGAGTTAAGTGGCATTGCACCCAAAACATATTTTCCTTGTTTTGATGCGACTTCATTAATTGTTTTTGTTGAGTCAGTTCCAGAAACTTCCCACAATAATGCTGGCTTATATATCCAAGTTTTTTCTTTATCTATCATACTTGATTGACGTATAGAGCCATAGGATCTTTGTATGTATCTAGATGTATAATTTATTTTTCCATTATTATAAACTTTTTTATCTTCTGAAGCAATAGAAATAATATTAGGCAATGTGCC